CGGCACAAGTTCTGAAAAACACGAAGTAAATGGAGAAGAAGTACCTTACACGTCAAGCGTGTATGGAACTCAATCCCTATCTGCGGATGATATTACGGACTTTATACCGTTTGATGATCTAACCGGAGCAATTGCTAAGGGTTGGGTTGAAGGTGCAATGGGAGCAGATGGGGTTCAATCTTTAAAAGATGGCCTTAAAGCTAACATTACCGAACAGATAACACCCACAACGGAAACCAAAACGATTTCATAAACTAAACCATATAACAGGAGTGCTAAATGGAAAAAACTAACTTTAAAATAGAAATACCGAATGGAGATGAGATAGAAGTACTTGAGAGCGGTGATTTAACCGACAATCAATACGAAATCGCAGTTCAACTACAACAGATACAGGCCAGAAGAGATGATCTTCAAAAATACGTAGGAGAATTGGGATTCGCACAGGATCATTTCAGATTAAAACAAAAAGAGTTAATAGACCTAATAGAAAACGATGACTCAACAGATAGCAGAACTGGACAAGAGACTGACTAGCCATGAAGCAGCTTGCTCTCAACGGTGGGCTGAAAACTATAGACGATTGACGTCTATAGAAAATCAATTATCCCTATTAAACACACAGATCAGAATGGCATTGGCATTCCTGGTCGTTGCATTGGGGAGTTTCTTTTTTGTCTCTCTGACTATCTAAATGGAAAAGGAAGAAAAGAAAATAGGAATAACAGAAAAAAGTCAGGTCACACTGGATATGAAGAGTGTGGTGGGTATTATTTCTCTGTTGCTAACTATAGCAGGGGTCTATTTTTCACTAACAGCCCAAATTGCAGCCCTACAATTAGACACAATTAGGATGCAAGATTCTGTAGAGATGAATGAAGAATTTAGGATCAAGTGGCCAAGAGGCGAACTCGGAGCTTTACCAGACGATGCCGTCCAAGATTTAAACATTGAATATATACAAAAAGAAATGAGTAAACTCCAACAAGAGTTTGATGACCATATAGATGAACATCAAAATTAGAAACACCAGAAAGATAATATGGCAATAGCAGACTCAGTAATAGGTGTAGCAAGTAAAGTTTTAGATAAGTTTGTTGAAGACAAAGATTTAAAGGCGAAGCTTCAGCACGAACTGGATATGCAACTACACAATGCTAATCTTGCTCAAATAGAAGTTAATCAGGAACAAGCCAAACACCATTCATTGTTCGTAAGCGGTGCTAGACCTGCGATTATGTGGGTTTGTTGTTTGGGTTTATTTTGGTCGTTCTTTTTAGGGCCTATTTTAAATTGGGCGTTAGTAATATCCGATGCAAATATCCCTATCCCGGAGATACCAACAGAAGGATTATTAACCTTAACCTTATCATTGCTTGGTTTGGGTTCAATGAGGTCGTTTGAAAAGTCAAAAGGCGTGGCAAGAGATAAATGAGTTTAACAACAGCGAGGAAATAATATGGAAGTTTTTTTAGTTTTGGGTGGAATAATTGTTGGTATGTTTTTACACAATAGGTATTTCTCCCAAATAGACGATCTGTTTGATTATATAAAGCAGCTCAGAAAATAATGCGTGATGAGTTTAAGGCTCATTTAATAGAATTCGAGGGAATACGCCTAAAGCCTTACTTTTGCAGTGAGGGTAAATTAAGTTTAGGAATCGGCAGGAATCTTGATGATATGGGCATCACGTTAGAAGAGGCGCATGTACTTCTTGATAACGATATAAACAACACAGAAGAAGAAGTTGTCAGGAAGATTAATAACTTTGATCTATTGCCAGACCGGGCGAAGTTAGTCTTATTGGATATGGCATTTAACATGGGTGTCCCCACCCTCCTTAGTTTCAAGAAGATGTTGAGGGCCATTAATCACAACGATTGGGATGAAAGTGCGCGTCAATTGCTATCCTCCCGGTATGCGAAGCAGGTAGGGAGGCGAGCCATCTATAACGCTCATCTTTTAGAAACAGCAGGAGAGCAACCTTGTCTGCCAAAACTCAAAAAGAGTTAAACCACAGCTCTAGGTTAGGCGCATTAGGAGAAAGCTACGTCCAGACTGTTTTATTGGAATGGTGTGATTTTGTTACCAGTTGTGGTCACACAACGCCATATGATTTAATTTTAGATCACAACAATAGGCTCTATAAAGTACAAGTTAAAACCGTAAGCCAAGCAAAAACGTCAGCCGGATTAAGATACAGATTCAACGCTAACAGCCTTCAAAGATCAGAACAATATTACACCTCAAGGAATGATATTTATGCGTTGGTTTTTTATCCTGAGAAAGTTTGTTTGTTTAAACCCAACATAGGCAATCAAAGGCATTACACGTTTGAAAATGTACCAACTAAAGAAGAGGAGTTTGACTCGTTACAAGAAACATTAGAGCAGTTGAATAATACTCCTGTATTAAAACCGATTGATGAGGGTTGACAGGTGGAAAAACGCTACATAGTCTAAAAAGAAATGGGGGGCAACTTATTTTTCTCCTAACAAAAATATCCTATCGTTGCCCCTTTCTTATTTTAAACCTACGATAAAAGTGCCGTTTTCTTGTTTATAAATAAATGGTTTATAATTTAGACCCATTACCTTTTTACGGTTATACAGAGATTGTCTGATACCTTCGGCAGTTTCCTTGTCTAAATCTTCTATATAAACACCCGACTCTAAAACACCCAAATATTTTTCATATTTAGAGGCTTTTCTCTTTGGTGTACCTTGTTTAACTTTCATGTAAGACCTCTTTTATCTTCAATGTTTTTAATCTAATGCTGTAAGCCTCTTTAGCAGGGACAATTCGTTCTTCGGTTGCCCTCCTGTGTTGCATGGGCCAACGCACTTGGTAACAAACCCGGCTTGTGCCTTTCTCTGTCCAATATTCACCCAAAGTATTGTCTTTAAGCATAGCCATTAATTTAGCGGTACTTTCTTCTTTAACGGTAGACCATTTCTTTAACGCTGAATCAGCTAAACCTATAAGCTCAATGTGATCCTCAGCATCTTCGTCTAACTCCAAAGGAATTTCGTTCTCAATAGCTTCGTCCCAAAAACTTAAAGCATCATTAGGGTTAACAGGTGGATAAGGGTCTTCTTCTTTGACTCGTCTATCAAAATCTGTGACTAATTTATGAATCTCTTTAACCATAACTTCGTCACGATGATAGATGAACATTCTAAGGTCAGTGGATTGATACAAAACGACAAGGATTCCCCATTTAGCATCCACGCAATCCATTAGACCTTGCAACTGCATTCTGCCACGCCACAAGGGAGGCTCTAATTCGGGATAGTCTCTGGTGCATTTACACTCTAAAACTACCTTACCCGACATCCTTGCTTGATCTGATCCCATGACGTATACGCCACTAGCCGGGTCATGCTTAATAACATGATCCTCACCTGCGTAAGCAATACCATCCATTGACCCTTGTATGGGTAATTCTGGATGCGTCACAGCGTAGTCAACTTCTAGGTCAGCATTAACCAACTTTAAAGTTTTAATAGCGTGTTCGAGTAAGGTGTTCTCTAAGAGATCGCCCATAAACATCGTTAGGTTTTGCTCACCCCTTACATCTTCACCCTTCTTAGCTCTGATGCACTTACTTAGAGCAAGTGAACGAGTTGCGTTTTGATAGGGAGATACCCCGGCTATGCTTGGTAGTATGGAAAAACTTGCTTGATCGTCTCTGCTTTTTTTCCCTACCATGATTTCACCCTCGCTAACTCGTCTTCTAATTCGTTTAAAGGAGTAGCGCAGATGATCGGTTTTAACCAAATTTCGGTGTGACCGTCTTCGGTTTTACGCATCCCTGCTATGTTATCTGTAGGTATTTTTTTTATCCCTGAACCTACAACAAGGGGTCTGATATATTTCATATCAGTTAATAAAAAAGATAAAAACAGCTACACCTACAACGGCTCCCACTATTTGTATCTCTCCTAAATTGGATTTAATGAATCTAGTGATCTTAGTAAATCTAGCTTTTTTAGTAGATTTAAGATATCTAGTGTAGTTGATCCTTTTGGCACAACTGGTTGTTTTAACTTTATATATATTATACGAACTAAGAATAACAAATAAAAATGCCCTTAAAGCACCCCTAGTAGCGGTCTTCGTATTAATATATCGGTTAAAATCAACCACTTGTGACAGATGGCAGTATGGTACTTTTTCCATGAGTCACTCCGGTTTCTATGCGTGTAAATGTTAAACATACATTAAATGGGCTTACACGGCTCCCTTATAATGTGTGAACTTGTGAATATCTTTATTGGCTGCGCCTTTCAAATGCTGATTGGCGTCCTTAATCAAAAATCGTGCGTGGAGCAATTTATTTTGTTGCGACACGCGTTGACTGGCTATCCTTTTTAATTCAGAGGAGATTATTTCCAACACCTCTATCGTGGTGCTAATGTGTTCGATTTCTTCCATCGGTATCGTTAATCGTTTACACCCTTCAACTTCTTTATCTATAAAGGTGCCGAATCCATTTCGTTTATTTTTTGTAATCATTCTGTTTTCTCCC